CACGGAGCTTGCATTCGTCTCGTAGCTGCTGGAACGACATCGCCGTGTAGTCGACGGCATCGTCCGGTTCGGCTGGCCTCAGCGAGAAGGTGACGGGAACCTCCACGTCGGCGGCGTCGAACTCGACGAGCTTCACCGACACCTGCTCCCAATCTTCGGGGATCGAGTGGGCGTCCCACATGACCGCCCCGGCGGGAAGGTGAACGAGCACCTGTCCCTTCGGGAACTTCGCGAAGCCCTTTGGATCGGGATTGTCCTCGTTGGTCTGCACCAGGATCAGGTCGTCGACGTCGGGGGCCCGGTAGTACATGCCTGGAAGTTCGCTCACGGTTCCTCTCCTCTCATCCCGTTGCGACTGTCTGGACGCCGCCCTCGGCGGCGCCGGTCAGTTCCAGCCGACTGAGAATGCTACTGACCGACGGGTTCTCCTCGGGGAATGCGCCCTGCATCTGCGCCTGCTGTTGGATGACGGCTTCTTCGGGACTGAGCTGCCCGGTGGCCGGATCCGGGTTCAGCCACTTCTGGATGATGGTGACCGTGTCCAGCGGCTTTTCGAGCATCTGCGCCATGATCGCGCGTGCCTCGTCCCGGCCCGGATGCTGCGGGTCGATGGCGATGGCACCAACCACCTGTTCGAGCTGGGCGGTGAGCCGTTCCCGAGTGACCCGTTCCTCCACGTTGGCGAGCCCGTCGAGTCCTTGCAGGTTCTCCCGCATCGTCTGGAGGTCGATGACTCCCGCCGAAAGCAACTGGAGTCCGGCGACGATCTTGGTTGGGTCGTCCCAGGTTGCCATCACCCCGTATTTGCGGGACGTGACGAAGCGGCCACCGATCGTCTTGGGATCGTATTCGGCGGTGAGCCGTTCCCCCATCACGTTCGCCTCGTACGGCTTCTTCTTCCCGGCATACATGACGTAGTCCCAGGCGAGACACATCATGTCGACATCTTCCAGCGCCCGGCCCAGCACCGTCTGGTATTCCGAGACGTGACGGCCGACCCCGCCCCGCAGTTCTTCGATGGCTCGGCCGGTAGCGAACGAGTTGGGTGACTGGCCGTCCTCGGACACCGGGTATGTCATCGAGATCCGAGCCTGCCGTTCGAGCTGTCCGATCTGCTGCCAGGTTTGCACGAGGTTGGCGTCGACCGGCACCCGCGCCATGTTCGCACCGGACGGAAGGTGAACGACCTTGCGGCGACCGTATTCGACAGTGGTCCGCATCGGATCCCCGATGATCGCCGTCGGAGAGAACACGCCATCCTCGGCGGCGATGTACGACAGGATCGTCAGCTTCGCCAGCATCATCTGGATGCCGATGGTGTGATCCCACTCGCCGGCCGACTCGTCGAAGTCGGGACGGACCGGCACCGTGAAGAACGGAATCGGCAACGGATTCGGGATGATCTCGACCAGGCCGTTCGCTGGCTTCGTCACCTTCTCGAGCTCGGGGATGATGACGTACCGGCCCGACACGTCGAAGTATTCGATGACGGTCACAGCGTCGTTCGGGTTGCCTTCCCACCACGACGACCCGCCCCGCGACCCGTAGGTGCTGCGCTCGCCGGGGAACCAGGCGCCGGTCAACGCTCCCAGCGAACCAGACCGGCGCACCCGGCGGGCTTCCCTCACCGCGTCCGCTGCCATCGGATACTCGCGGGCCAGGTGGCTGATGTCGACGGGACGGACACACGCCGCTTCTCGGGGACGGGAGTCCGGTCCGAACCATCCAGGCCACACGTCGTAGCTGTTCCGCAGGTTGACCCGCGGATACCAGTGGCCGGTCAGCGGGTCGTGTTGGGGACCGACGAACATGAACCCGTAGCCGTAGCCGGGCAACCACCGGCCCAGCCACGGCAGCTTGATGTCGAGCCTGTTCCGTTCGTCGTAGCCCATGACGATCTGCTCGATCTCGGTCGCCTTGTACCGGTGACGGGACCCGTCCTTGGTGGGGGTCGTCGACGTTTTCACGTCGGGTACCTGCCCGAGATCAATGCCCAGCTTCGACGACGCCGACGCCATCAGGTTCACAGCCTGGAGGTATTCGTCGTTGGTGTGCTTCTTCTTCCGGTTCGATCCGAGCAGCGCGTCGACCGCTTCGGGACCGCCCCGCATGATCGCGCGGATCTTCTGCCGGGTGTTGATGCGGGGAGTGTTGAGTGTCCTCAACCCCTCCACCCGTTCCATCACCTGCTCGTAGTCGAGTGGATCGCGGAGTGTCAGTTCAGGGGGCATATCACTCCCATGAGTCGAGATCGTAGTCCGACATCGCGAAATCCATTGATGTTCCGACCATGCCGGTGTCGGACGCCTGGTCTTGCAGCATCGCTTCCATCTCGTTCACCCACCGTCGGATGACCTTCTGCGGGAACCAGGAGGCGTCGAGAATGTCGGTCTTGGGCTTGCGTCTCGTCCGCACCCCGGTGGCCGACAGGCGGGTGTTGTCGTCGGTGAACCGGACCGCGTGTTTCGTGTACGACTCGACCTTGAGCCGCGCTTCCTTGGTGCCGACGGGGAGAGTGATCCGCCGCGGTCCCGGTTCGTCGTCCTCGATCGGCAGCCCGGTCGGAGTGGTCCGATACATGGTCCGCATGGCACCGATCCCGAAGTACGGGTCGGTGCGGTTGTTGTGGGTTTCGTGTTCTTCGATGACCGTGTCCGGGTATTGGGCGAGGAACGCCACCAGATGCGGATGGTCCCAGAAGTCGACGCGCACGAGGTTGGCTTCCACCACCCAATGGCGCAGCCCGTACCGGTTGCGCCAGTCGCGGGCGACCCGCACGAACTCGTCGACGCCGCCACCCACCGTCTCGTCCAGGTCGACCATGTGCTCTTGCCATGACAGCACCCGGCTCATCGAGCCGGGGGTGCGGTCGTACGGGTGAATGTGGTCGACGACGTCGAACTCGACCGCCCACAGGTAGGCGGCTTGGGTGCCGGTCGCGGCAGGGTCCAGGCCCGCCACGAGACGATCCTTCCACGCGCCCCGTTTCTCGGTGGGGATCCCCAACCCGCGGGTCGGGTCGTGTCCCAACGAGATCAGCTCTCGGGTGAAGAACGCCACCCCGGCCGGCTGCGGGTCGTTCTGGTAGATCATGTGCCACAGGTGGATCAGTCCTCGAGCCATGAACGACCGGAACTTCGACATGAGCCACCGGTACGACCTGACCTCGGGGAACAACATGCAGTCGACGTGTGCCTTCTCGTTGTCCGGGTCGATCTGACAGGTCGGGTCGTGGGCCTGGTCGACGATCACTTCCCATTCGGGGTCGTCGAGCCGGTCGTTTGCCAGGTCCTCGGGGTGGACCCGCGACGTGATCTGCAACCAGGCGGTGTGTTCCTCTTTGCGGGAGTCGAGATCCTGAAGGTCCCACTCCTTCGTTTTCTGACGTTCCCCGTCCTGCTGGGTCGACGAGTGATCTTCGATGTCGTCTTGGACGATGAAGTCGACGTCGAGGGAGAGGATGGCCGACCCGCGGCCGACGGCCAGCACCGTCGACGACTTCTGTCCGATGGTGGTCCGGCATGACACGGTGAAGTCCTCGGCGCCCCACCCCGCCGACGACGTGCGGGATGGGGGAGCGAACGACTGGTTGGGTGGCAGCACCGCTTCGATGAGCTCGGTGTTGCGTTCCAGGTGGTCTTTGATCGCCCGGGCGGTCTGCTTGGCGACCGGCAGCCGTTTGCTGATCCACAGGATCGAGATGTCCGGGTCCCGGCAGATCAGCCACACTACGAAATGCTGGAGCAGTTCGCTCTTGCCGTGGCGGGGCGGCGACAGGATGAGCTGCTTCCCACCGGTGACCAGAGCTTTGAGCACGGCCCGGATCCATTTCCGGTGGAAATCCTTGGTGATGTACTTCCCCCGCTTGTGACGGAAGAACCGGTCACGGAACGCAACGAACGCTTCGACGGCTTTGTCGAGCCAGTCCTCGAGCACCTGCGGGTCGGCTTCGATCTCGTCGAGGGACGGCCACGGGTCGAGGCACAGCATCCATCGGACGTCGTCGGCCATCTGCCAGGTACCGGACGCGTCTCGGAGTCGCTGTTGGATGCGGAGCGCCTGCAACGACGTGTTGACGGTGTTGGCGGCGACGTCGTGGCCGTTCTCGGCCAGCAGGTCCCGAACGTCGGCGGATGACAGTTCCCCGTCCCGGTACAGGTCCCACAGTCCGAGCGTTTCGATCGCTCGGGCGGTCGGACCGTGACGGGTTTGGACGACGGTACCGGCGGGCAGTTTCTTCTGCCGCTGGTGTTCCCGTTGGCGGCACGCCGCCGAACAGAACTTCTTGTTGCCGTGCTTGTCGAAGCGGGTCTGGCAGTCCGCTGCCTTGCACGTCGTCTTGACGCGTGCCATATGGGTTCGACTCTACAATCAGGTCATGGCCGAAATGGTGATCGTGGTCGTGTGTTGGGGGATCGGACTGTTCTTGGCGGCGGCGTACGCGTCGATGTTCGCTGCGTTCTGGGCGGACGTCGTTTCGTATCTGACCCGTGAAACCAGGAGACGCCGAACCCGACGGTGAGTTCGGCGTCTCTCTGTTCCCGCAGTACCTCGGCTCGCCGCAAGGGGGCGAACGATCGAAGCCGAGGTCCGTTGCCTGCCGGAACCCACTCTAACCATCCCGCATTCCCCCATGCAACAACCCTCCATGTGGTATCCTGTGGGGCATGGCAAGCAAACAGCAGCGTGACCGTGGAGGCGAGTCGGTCAGGATCGACCGGAGTCTCTACGAGAGGGTGCGAACCCTCGCCGTGACACACGATTTGCCGATTACCTGGCATATCAACCGGGCTCTTGAGCAGTACCTCGACTCGGTGGAGACGGAACAGTCGATCGTGATTGACCTTCGACCAAAGGGGAAACGATGAGGAAACCGACCGGCCACCGGTGCGTGTGGTCGATGTGCCGCAACAAGCGGGTGTATCCGATCTCGACGGATCATCGGGCGGCGATCGTGTGCGGTCCCCACTGGCGGCAGTTGCCTCGCCGGTACCGGGACCCGCTGAACGAAGCAGTCGAAGCGTTCGAGGAGGGGACGGGTGACTGGATGGCGGTGGAACGCCAACAGAACAAGACCCGCCAGCATGTGGCGTTGCGTGGCATCGCAGAACAGGAACGGCACGATGGGAAAGAGTGACGACCGGCGCCGCCAGGAGGCAGCGAAACGGCAGGCCCGCAAGGATCTGCGACGGGACGACGAAGCGAAGAAGGCGCATCAGCGGACAGTGCAGAAACAGCGGGAGATCCGCGACCGGGGGAAACGACGGTGAGACGGATGGTGGAGATCGTCCCCGCCAAACCACCGCACGAACCGATCGACCAGCATCCGTTCAAGTACGCCGAGCTCCAGATCGGTGACGTGTACGTCGACGACGTCCGCCGGTTCAAGGTGATCGGCCGGGAGTTCCAGGCGCACGACCCGATCGAACGAGCCACCCGGGTCCGCCTGTTCGTTGACGTGTATTGGGAACGGAAGGAGGGCTGATGGCCGGGTCATACAACCACGTTGTTTCCGAGAGGGGACGACTGCTGGACTCGACCATCATGCACGAACAACTCGACACGTTCGGAGACGTGTGGGAAACGATCGAGGAACTGTTCGGAATGATCTGGCTGCTCGCTTTGGGCGACCCCGACAGGGTCGAATGGGCACGCACCCATATCCAGGCCGGCATCGCCCTATCGCCCGGATACGAGGAGGAAGTGTGACGATGCCCACCACGGCCGGTCGTGCGTGTAGAGTCCGAATCGTGAGCTATCGAGACATGGCACTCGACGCCGGAATCCACATCGACGGCGGCATGTCCCTCGAGGACGCCGCCGCCTGGCTGGAACAAGGCGACCGGGAGGAAGCCGACCGATACGCCCGAGCCAAGCAGCCGCCATCGCCCACCGATCGGGCCGGCGACGATCAACCCAGGTACAGGCCAGGCGACCATCGCGTCGCTCACGTCTTCTGGTGTCAGGCGATCAGCCCGCTATGCGGGTTCTGCGCCGAACCACAGGATCACGAGATCCACACCCGACCCACCGCGGAAGATCCGGTGGGCATCGTCGGATCGGAGACTCCCACCCGCGAACCCTGACGTTCCCCCGGTCGGGCCAACCCCCTCACGGGAACCGGACCCCATCGGACCACAGGAAAGACAGGAAATACCGGGTGGGAACACACCTCGACGATGCTGCCCCGTCAAAGGGGGCTCCCTCACCCATGCCCGCATGCGGGGGGACCGGCACCGGGCATGGACAGATTCCGGATCCGCCGAGGAGGGCGGAGGGTGACCGCACACGGCTAGAGCCACAGATGCGGACGCAACGGGGCAGGTCGTGTCTCGACTGTAGGCAGATCCGGAAGCACAGGTTCTCGAGCCGCCCGTCGACACGGCGATCCGGACGGGCCCCAGGCCGCAGCCACAGGAACTCGAGAAGCCCACCCAGCATCGTCTCCAACCGATCGAAGCTGCATCGATCCCCGGAGGGCAGGGCAGGGACCCGTGAACCACCAACTCCACACGCCAGACACACACCCACACCCACAAAACACCACCAACCAGACTCAACTCCCACACAGAACACCCCATCACAGCAACCCCCCACAGGGGCACATGTGGATACCGGGGCCCCCAGGCTGACTCTCCCCGGGTCACCCCTGTGCGCCGCGCGGGGCCGCGCAGATATGACGGTTCGCGATCCGGTTTTCCCCCCGGATGGCGGGGGATCGGGGCGGGGGGTTGCTGGATGGGGTGGGGATCGGTTCCGAACAGTGTGCGGGGGGTACGGGCAGGGGTGGTCGGACGGTTCTACCCTCCCCTGTTGAACCCCAACCCCCCGTCTCACGAGACGAGCCGGCTGTCTCACCTAGCGAGACGACCACTCTGCGTGGTTACCGATGCCTGTGGCGGGTGGGGGGTTTGGTGTTGGGTTGGTG